AACGTACCTATTGTTGTTCCACTAGCAGCACTTTCAGTAAAACTATCAGTAGTATTACCATCTATTCTTATATCGCTAGGTGCGCCAGTAGTGTTGTTCATTAATAAATTTAAATCATTTACTAGACCACTAGTTGATGTTTCATAAAATATATCAATTTTAGATTCAAAAGGTTTTGTTTCAAAAACAGTTAAATTAGTACTACTTCCATAAGGATAACCAAATGGAAAAGTTCCACTGTTAGAAGGATTTACTTGAACATTTTGAGAGCTTGATGGAGCCGCTAGTTCTGTAAATAAATTTGGTAGCTCAGCAACCTGTGGGTTTGAATTAGAATTAAATAAAAAACCGTAAGGTCTTAGCCTTGATTCAAAATAATTTTTAATATTAGCTTGGCTAGCTAAACCTTGATCAATAGCAGATCCAATACTTAACACATCAATATACTCTTGACGAACACTACCAACATTTTTAGATTTTTCAGGTATACCACCTGAATCACCAACAATTTTAGGAAACAACTTTACGTCAGAGCTTGTTACACCCTCTCTGTTTATGTCTGTATCTTTGTTTAAAGATCTAGGTATTTTATTTATATTATCACCATACAAGGTAAACCAACTTTTACCTTTTGTGGTTGTATCTATACTACCTGATATTATTTGTGTATCACTACTTAATGTTGTTGATGTTATTCCTTCTGTAGACCAAGAGTTACCAGGTGAAAAACCATATACATTATAATAATCCTGTTCTGTTTGTTTAACAACAAGTTTCCAAGAAAACCAACCATTTGGGTTACCAGTAGTATACGCTTTAACAGCTTCGACTAACCTAGTATCTTTGAACTCTATGTTTAAAGCTTTGCCAATAATATCAGACTCTGATTGAGACCAGCTATATGAATTATTTGGACCGTATTCGTGAAAATCTTGATTTTCAACATCTACAGTATGTGTGTCTGTTAATTCACTGTCTGTGTTTGTAGATAGTATTACAGGTGATTGTCTACCAAATCTATCTGATAAAACAACACCAGCTTGATAAGTTCTTCTTTGTTTTATATTATGATACTTGTAAGCATTTTTATTATACTGAAGCAAACCAGTTGTTGCGTTTGTTTCGTTAGCGCCTTTAACTTGACTATTTAATAAAAAGTTTATACCTTTTCTACCATCTTCATCTGTTGGTAAATCATAACCTAAAGTTAAATTACCATATATTAACCTATTAGATACTAATTCTTGTGATTTAGATCTTACGGGTATTTTATCACTAACTCTTATAGTTTGTCTTTCTGGTAGTGTTTTAAAAGGTTTTTCAGATTTATATATATAATCTATAGTTTGCCTATAGTATGTTGTTCCAGAAATAGGTGTTATAGCATATGATTTAAAAGGTGATGATGTTTCTAACTGTTTTTCAGCTATATTTATTACGTCAACTATTTTTATTGATATACCATCAGACTCTTTTAATACTATCTCTATTGATTTTAATTTTAAATCATTACTATATGTTGTTCCAGGATCTGAATCAGCAAATTCGTCTATGTTAGGTAATGGTATACGCATTGTAATTTTATCATATGCGTTTTCCATTATATCAACCACTGTTTTTTCGGCAACTGTTCTTACGCTTGTCGAAACTTTTGCTTCATTTGTAGTGCTATTTGTCTGGTTAGCATTATACGCTAATGAACCGTTATTTAACGGTTTAAATACAACTTGAGTAAATGGTGATATTATTGAGTATTGATTATCTTCGTATTTATATCTATAACCAAATCTTACAAATCTGTCTTTTAAATAATCTGATTTTATACCACTCGCAGAGGTAGGATCTGTTGTTAAAAGAGTTGTTCCATCACCAGCACCACTAGTATTTGTTAAAAATGGAGCTTGATAAGGTGAGACTTTAGCTACAGATATTTTTTCCTCACAGTTATAATAATTACCATCTAATTTAGCTAAGTCAACATCAATACCTCTTGGTTGATTATAATTATCTGTAAAAAATAAATAATTATCTATAGTGTTTATACCTGTAATTAAATGATTTTTACTAAAATTTAAAAAAGGTCCGTTAACTAATACAACAGGTGCATTAGATCCTTCTTGCATTATTATTTTACAAATATCACCATCAGCCACACTTGCTCTATCCATATTTATAATACTTTTACCTGTAGAACCAGAAAAAGTAGTTACAAACCAAAATATTCTATTTGCAGAAACGTCTACATAAGCGCCAATAACTTCACCATTTTTATTGTTAAAATCAGATCTCCAACCTTCAGTAACATCATAAGCTAATTTATTACCTAAAGCATTTTCAATAGCACCTACATCAGAGTCTTCACTGTTTGTTATAAGTATATTTTGACCCTCTCTATATTCGCCTTTTGGCACAAGCCTCTCATCAAGGTCTTGATTCATCTTACCTTTTATGAAAATGTTTTTTAACTGTGGCATTTAATTAATGTTTAATTTGTTTAGACTTACCTCTCATCACTTGAGCTATTTCAGATGATTTAAAGTTAGACAACCTTATTTTAGCATTACGCATCGCTGCTTTTCTTTCTTTTCTATATCTATTTATCACAAACTCAGGAACACCAGCCCTTGTTGATAGTATATTAAATACTAAACTTTTATACATACCATCTTCTGCAAACTTATGTATTTTCATTTCATCATCTGTAGCTAAACCATCAGATAAATATTTAAAAGTTATACTTCTATCTTTTAAATCACTGCTAAATGATATTTTACCATTTAACTCATCTATTACAAACACACCATTGTGTTGTGATACTTCAGGTTCTAATCCATATCTTAAACCTGTATTAGCAACTCTATCAGTGTGATATGTTTGATTATAAAAATAATCATTAGAGTTTAAACTACCACTTACGTTGTGTAAATCAAAGTCTTTAAAATTTTCTGATATTTGAGGTTCACCAGTTAATAAGCTTTCATCTGTAAACAAATACTCATAATCTGAATCTTGTAATATAGATTGTGAAGGCTTTGATGTTAACCTTGAAGGATATATAATATGCTCAACACCACCATTGTCAAACCAAGATAATCTAACGTAGTTAACATAATCTTGAGGCATTGGAATACTAAGTGAAGGTGGTATTTCAATTTCTTGTATTTTTTCTGTTCTGTTTATATCGTAATTAAATTCTTGTAATATTCTTTTAGCGTGAAACAAAACTTCAGATCTTTTTACAGAGTTTACTAGTTTACCATCACCCACATAACCAACCATAAAGTTACTTACTAAATCTTTTAATGATACATATCTATAGTTGCCGACAACATCGTTATGTAAAGATATTGTTATAACATCTGCGCTAGCTATTGTTACACTACTAGACAAATTACTATTTATATAATCTACGGTCTTTTTTACAAAAGTTATACTAACTTTTCCGTTAGCTGTTGAAAATGTATAGTTATCAGCACCTTGAACTTGATTATTTAATTTTACAGTAAAATCAGATATTGTTTTAGGTTTGTATAAAAAACCATCAGGAAAAGTAAATTTACATCTTGGTATAGAGTTGACCTCGGATCCTTCACTACCTTGAAATAATTTTGTTTTATTATAATACTGAAACGCTGTAGTTGTTTGTAATAATCCCATGTCTATTGTTGTTTAATTCGTTGATTTGCTACTAAATAATCTGCTCCAAGTTTTGTTATTAAAGTGTCTTTTAAAACAACACCAGCCATACTTAATATTGATAAAATTAAAGGGTATTCTTCACTTGGATGCAGTTCAAAATTAGTTGAACCTTTTGTACTAGTACTATAAACATCTTCATTTCTTAATGTTAAAACAACGTCTGTTGAACCTCCTATAGCTGGAGTACCAACGTCTTTGCTTATAGTTATAGTGTCACCAACTTTATAACCTGATCCAGCTTTATTTATTCTTACACTTGTTACTGTGTTACCATCTATTATTATTGTTATGTTACCACCAACACCATTACCATTTGTAGTAAAACCTGAAGTTAAGCCAATTAACCCACTATAACCTGCGCCAGCAGCGTTAACCCCATCAGTTGTATTAGTTGACACTATACCTATATTAGCATTACCCAATACTAAACCATCAGCAATATATGGGTTACTGTCATGTACGTTTGTACCATATGTTGCGTTTCTACTATATCCAAACCTAGGATCTGTAGGTGTCTTTATATAATCTATTGATATATCGTCAGATGTGTTAGGTTCTACAACTATTGTTGTTCCACCGTTAGATGTTGTTGTTTTGTAATATATAGGAAAATCTGAGGTAGGTTTTGTTAATGGAGACGAAAGCATGTAAGATAATTCGCTTTTATCTATTTCTTCTAATGATATTGTTTTGTTTGCAATGTTTAAATCTATAAGCTTATATATATCATTTGGTAAAACTAGGTTACCAGATGTTAATGTTTTTATTTCTGTTTTATAAAAAGCTTCTATTCTTTCTTTTGTTTTCTTTGGTAAATCAGCATAACCCGCGTTGGTTCTACCAAATGTATCTAAATTTAACATTTTATTATATTCATAAAAAGCTAAATCTAATAATTGATATTGTACTTGTTTAGCTATTTTATTAAACTCATCAGGAGTTAAAAATCCTCTTTGCTCTTTGTTCAAGATAGACAAAACCGTTTTGTATACTGTGTTTACATTTATAGCCATATTTTTTTTATTTAATAGTCATCGGGCCCGAAGGCCCGGACTATTTATTTTTACTTTAGTTTCTTTTCTATTGATTTGTATACTTCTATACCTTCATCAGTTTTAAAGAAAGCAGCTAAAGCTGAGTAAGCGTTCTCATCAAAAGGAACAGTTACTATTTTTTTACCTGTTTTTGTCCAAGTAAAAGTTCTTTGATCGTTTGATAACGTAAGTATACTAGCTTCAACAGCTTTTATACCCATATTTCTAATATTTATATTGTCATCATTCGCGAGTTCTAAGAACAATTTTGGGTTGTTTTTAGCAAATATAAGTAAATCACGTTTAAGCTCTTTAGATTTCATGCTAGATACCTTAGAACCTAATTCTGTTCTTAATATTGCTTCCATTTGATCAACCTCCATTTGCTTTGCAGCATTTAAAGCTTCAATCTCTAATTCTAATATATCTAGGTCTGATTCTGCTTGTATCTCATTATCAACCTCTGAAAATTTTCTATTAGCGTCAGGGTGATATAACGAAAGTAATTTTTGTAGTGTTACTTCATTTTTAGGTACATAAAGCATACCATCTCTAAATATAATGTGACCTAATCTTTGAGGTCCTTTCATTTCGTCAACGAATACTGTTTTTTGATTTTTACAATATTTCATTTCTCTTTCGTGGCCAGCTTGCTCATCAAAGTAATATAAGTTTTTTGATTTTACTATGTGTGTTACTGGTATTTTTTCGGTTGTTAATTCATACAACCTGTCTTTTATTTCCCACTGTTTTACAGCAGGTTCTTTTATTTTTTGTTTCATGATATAATATAATTAAAAAGTTAAAAATAAAGAGGAGGGGTGATACGTGTACCACCCTCTCAACTTTATATAGTTATTATCTGAATAATACGAAATTATTCGCAGCTTGAACAACAAGACATCTTTCAGATAGATAATGTACTTCCATAGCATCTAATGCAGAAGTAGCTGCTCCCACAGATCCAGTGATCCATGATTTCATCTTTCTGTCATCAGCTTGTGAAGCTCTATATCTAACGTGTAAGAATGGTCTATTAATATTCTTGCCCATACCTTGATCGTAAACGTTTGTAGTTCCAGCAGGAATTAAAACACCTTCGACTTTTCCAGCAGTGGCACCATCGTTAATTAACCCTCTTGTAGATTTGTTGTTTAAGTATTTCCAGTCAGATTTGTAGAAGTCATAAGAACCTCTTCTAAAACCAGAGAAACCTAAATTTAAAGCCATATCTTCAGAGTTGTTAAATACACCATAGTGAGTTTGACCAGCAGTATGTGAGTTAACACCAGCTAACATATTATCAAATGCTAAATTAGCAGATCTATCTAAGAAAAGCATATTTTCTTCAATAGCACCTTGCTTGTCTAATTCACCAAGTAATACGTCAAAGTCAGCTAGATCATCAGCAGCGCCATCAAACATGCCACTATCTGAAACCATACCTCTACTTTCGATAGCTTCAAAAAGACCTTCAGTACCAGTACCAGTTACTACAGAGCTAGCATTTTTGCTAACACCTTCAACAACTGACATTTCTAAGTAATCTTCAAATCTTTTTCTTGTATCACCAGCAGATTTTAGATACCATAAGTATCCACCTTGTCCTGATTCACCAGAAACTTCGATCCAACCAATTTGAGAAGCATCAGATCCTGAAACAACATACTTATCTTTAATAATGATAGGTTTGTTGCTAAAAGATTTGAACTCAGCCTCAACTGATTCTTCCATAGCTCCAGATCCTTTTCCAAAGTCAGAACCGTATACAAAGAATTTAATAGTAGCTGTGTTTTCAGCAGCTATACCAGCTAAATCTTTAAATGTAGCAGCACCAAAAGGTTGTAACGTTAGCGTGTTTGTCGCAGCTTCAATACCTGCGATACATTGCGCTTTTGCAACAACTTTATCAGAACCTGTTACGATTTGACAAACAACCGTTTGTCCTTTTCTTACTGAGTGAGCAATTGAAGAACCTGATTGATTATCAATATCTTTAATTGAGTCAGCAGTAATCACACCACTTGTAGTGTGTATTGTAGCTTTATAAGCTAAATGAAGTCTACCTTGCTCAGACCAAACAACTTGGTCAGCAGTCATAGCTTCTTCTGCACCGATCATACCTAAGAATCCGCTGATAGATCTGTCTCCATATCTTTCAACTTCAGCTTCGTATAAATCAGGCAGGTATTGTTGAGCCCATCCTTGTCCAGCAGTACTAGCTAAATCTAAATAAGATCCAGTAGTAATGTTTTTAGCGTAGTTTGGGGATACCAAACCACCGACAGCAGGGCCAGTAAAGTTTACACTTGCCATAATTTTTAATTTTTAATGTTTGTTAATAATTTTTAAGTTTAATTTTAAGCTTTGAACTATCGTCACCGCTAATAACTCTTACTTTAGTTCCGTCAGCATCAACAACTTTAGATGTTTTTCTAGGATCCATATTAATATTTTTGGCTTCACTAGTCATCTGTTTAACTGCGTCTGACTTTCCTTGTTCGTAAAAATGATTAGCTATTGCGTCGGCGTTAGATGCAGCAAATAATGATTTATGGTAACCACTAGCGTTTTTAATCATTTTGTTTTCGTCCATAAATGGATTTAAAAAATTCATAAAACTACTTTGGTTTTCCTTTACACTACCACTGTCTTTAACGTTGTAACGATATTTCTTGTCTCCAACTTGAAAATCAAAACCTTTGAAGTTCTCATTAAAAACTTTATCTGTTTCTTTGTTAAAATGCAGCCTAGTTTTTTCAGCTAGTTCATTAGCTTGTTCTTGCTCTTTATTGTAACGGTTAAAAAAGTTTTGTGCTTTTTGCTGTTCAGGAGTTAATCTTGATCCTAACTTAAGATCTTGATAATATTGATCCTTCATCTTTTGCAAACTGTTTTTAGCTTCAGCAACCGCTTCTTTATAAGCAAGCTTTTTACGTTTTACGTCTCTTGGTTCATCTACCTCTTCGTCAAAACTAAATTTATCTTCAATAAGAAAATTAATTTCATCTTGAGTCAAATGCCCCTTTGTTTGTTTATAATAATTGTTTAATAAAACATTATCATCAACTTTAGAATAATCCGTGTTGAGTTTGACGTAGTCCTCTAACGTTCCACCAGTCTCATTCATAAACTCAACGAGTTTTTGTACGTTTTCTGGTAGTTCCATCTCTGGAGTTTTTTCTTTAGAAGGTTTTAAATCTTCTATTTTCTCTTCAGTATCTGTTGTTTCTTCAGTTGTTTCAACAACCTCTTCATCAGTTACTTCTTCAATGATAGAAGTTTTTACTTCTTCATTTTTTTCTTCTTTGACGATTTTTTCTTCATTACTTTTTTCGTCATTTTTGATTTCTTTCCGTAAGGCATCTTTTTCGTTTTTATTGGTTTGACTTAAGTTTAACTTGTAAGAACCATCGTCTTGTATGTTTGATTCTTTTTTGGGCTCCTCAGCTTTTGGCTCTTCAACTTTAGCTTCTTCAGCTTTAGTTTCAGTTACCTTTTGCTCAACAACCTCTTCTTGTTTTTCATTTTCCATAATATAATATAATTAAATAGTTAAAAATTATCTTGGATCAAATTGCTCTAATCCAAAACCACCTAAATTGTCAAAGCCTTTTGACTCAAACTTCTTAGGTCCTGTATTGTTTTTTCTTTGCTCTATAAGTTCACTTTGCTGTGAAGCTTGTATTTTTGTTCTTTCGTCCTTACGATCTTCTTTGTTATTCTCTCTATTTTTAATCACTTGCAACTCTTGTTCTTTTAATCTCATATTGAGATCAAATTCAAATTTCATTAATTCTCTTTTAATTGCAGCTTCTTTTTCCATTTTTGCAATGTCAAATTGAGTTTGTGCTTCAGCAATTTTAACTTTACTAGACGCAACACCTTGCTGTTTTTGCATATCAGCAGCCGCGGCAGCCTCAGCAGCTTGAGCGTTTGATTGTGTTTGAGCTTGAATATTTTGCATTTGATTAGCCCTATCAGTCTCTTGTTTTTTCTTTCTTCTTAATTTTAGCATTTGATTAGCTAGTTTAAGATTTTTTATTTCTCTAATATCAATAGCATCCTCTAAATGTATTTGTTCTTTTTGTAAAGCTATTTGTATATTGTTTTCAAGCATTTGTTTTTCTTCCTCATCAGGCATTAAATCTAAAAATATACCAAAATCATGAAGATGTAATTCTTTTATTTCGTCTAAAGTAGCTACATTAAATCTACCTAATGAATTTACAAATTGATTTTTAGTGTTAGAATACTCTAATACGTCAGAAACTCTAAGAGAAATACACTCAGCAAGTTTTAATGTTAAATATAAACCACCTTGTAATATATGTCTTGTAGCAGTGTTACTATTTGCTGCTGCTAATTTTTGAACACCTACCAATGCATTTCTATCTGGTATACTAGCATCTCTTGCTTCGTTTAAACCAGTAACATCTCTCATCATTTGCATATAATGATTATAAGAGTTTATTAAACTAGCTAACTTAGCATTACCACCACTAGACTGTAATTCCTGTATTGGGACTTTACCTTGGTTAAAATCACCGTCTTGAGTCATTGATCTACCAATTATACTACCAGTTTGAAAATACATATTAAGTGCTTCCTGTGGGTTGTAATTTGTACCATTACCTAAATCAACTTCAGCTAAACCATCAGCATCTAAATAAACACCATCTGGAACCATTCTTGATAATACTTGTTGTAGTTTTAAATGTGTCAACTGTATCATATCTGCAAAGCTAGTCATACGACTAACTAAAGACTCAGCTTTACCTTTATATATTCTAGGTGCAACTATATTGTATGACATGTGGCATTTAGTTATATTAGAATCTGGCCTAGTCATATTTTCAGCCATACCCCAGTCTAACATTTTATCATGCCCTATTAACTTAGCGCCACAGTATAAAACTTCAATAGCTCTATCC